CAATACGAAACTCTGAGCGCTTTCATCGTGCAGCAAAAGAACCCTGCAGGAATCGTGTTTGACATTGCTGGGCGTGGTGGTAAATCCACATCAACTCAAAAGCGCAAAGGCATCACCTACAGCTGGACGAACACGCTAATCGAGAACCTTGCTGCAACATTCCCTGAAAACCCTTCGCGAACGATGTATCCAGCAGTAGAAAAAAATCAGGACAACATCAACAGCGCTGTAGAACAGATCACAAGATCAGTCGAAGAAAACATCACTAAAGCAATCGCAAGAAGTGGACAGATCTAATGGCAATTCGCATTCCCATCATCACCGACTTTGACGGTAAAGGTATTGAGCGAAGCATCAAAGCTTTCAAGGAACTTGAAACCAACGGTGAGAAAGCAACATTCTTGCTCAAAAAATCTTTTCTGCCAGCCACAGCTGCTATCGGCGCGTTCGCTGTCGCTGGTGGCAAAGCCGTGTCAATGGCATCAGACCTTGCCGAAACACAAAACAAAGTCGGAGTGATCTTTGGATCATCAGCAAAAAGCATCCAGAACTTTGCCAACAATGCGAACAAAGCCCTCGGACAAACACAAAACGAAGCACTTACAGCTGCATCAACTTTTGGAACCTTCGGAAAAGCAGCCGGGCTAGCTGGCGACGACCTAGCAACATTCTCAACCGACTTCGTGACGCTTGCATCAGATCTTGCATCGTTCAATAACAGCACGCCAGAAGAAGCAACCCTTGCGCTCGGTGCAGCTCTTCGAGGAGAATCAGAACCCTTGCGACGCTTTGGTGTATTGCTTGACGATGCCACGCTCAAAGCCAAAGCAACAGAAATGGGCATCTACAAAGGCAGCGGAGCACTTACCGCACAGCAGAAAATCCTTGCAGCACAGAAAGCAATCCTCGAGCAGACAACAGACGCGCAGGGAGACTTCGCTCGTACAAGCGACGGTCTAGCCAACCAGCAACGCATACTCCGAGCAACACTTGAAGACACTGCAACAAAGATCGGAATGGCGCTTCTCCCAGCTGTGCAGGCTGTGTTGCCGTTCCTCACAAAGTTCGCTGATTGGGCTAGCAAAAACACACCAGTGATCCTCGGCGTGTCCGTTGTGATCGCAGCTATTGCGACAGCAATCGTGGCAACCAACATCGCGCTCGCTGCATGGAAAGCAGTCAGCCTTATCACCATCGGCATCAACTATGCCCTAGCTGCATCATTCACAGCTGTCCAGATCGCTACCGGTATCGGCATCGCAACTGTGATCGCAGGTGTTGCAGCTTTTGCCCTGTACCAGCGTCAGATGAACGGAATGAAAAACAGCCTTGGCGCGTTCAATACCGAATCGTCAAGATCAAATCAGCAACTTATTCGCATGGCTGATAGTGGCAAGCTAGCCACGACAGGTCTTGAAGGTCTTGAAGTTGCAGCTGGTGGTGCTGGTGGCTCAGTGGACAAGATGGCAGAAAAGATCAAAACAGCTCGAGAAGAAATTGAAAAGCAGTTCAGCGAAGCTCTTGACACTGCCAAAGACAAACTAGAAAAAGCCAAAACTGCATACGACGAGTTCAAGACCACGGTCTCGCAATCGGTCACTGGCGAGTTCTCAATCTCTGGTGCAGCTGACGCTGCTAAAGAAGCAGGAACTACCATCCTCGCGCAGCTCACACAGCAAGCCAACGGTGCTAAAGCCTTCGGATCCAAGGTTGAGCAACTGCTCAAAATGGGTCTATCGGAAAGGGCTCTACAAAGCGTTCTCGCAGCCGGTCAAGAAGCTGGTGACGCAATCGCCACAGAACTGATCCAAGGTGGCTCAGAAGCGATTACAGGACCCAATGGGATCAACCAGATGCTGGACTCCCTGAACTCTTTTGCTGATCGTCTAGGCATTCTTAGCGCTGACATGTTTTATGGCGCTGGAGTCAAGCAAGGCGAAGCGATGCTCCGAGGTGTCAATGATGCAATCGCTGGCGCTCAAAGCAAGCTCAAAAACCCGAACCTCAGGCTGGCTGATGTCAAGGGCATCGGAGCAAACTTCCAAAATCAGGTCGGCGCGATCATGCTCGGACCATCACCAGCAGCTTCATCCACTTTGGATGCATCAGCTCGTAAAGCAATCGCACAAGAACGCGGTGGAGTCATGGCTGGAAATGTCACGGTCAATGTTCAAGGCGCAGACCCACAACAGGTCGTGAACGCGCTTGAGCGTTATGTCCGTCAGAATGGCGCGCTACCGGACGCACTGTTATGACCGCAACTACATGGACGGTCAAAAACCAGACCAAAGGCACAACCTACTCAAACATTCTGTCTCTCAATTTTTCTAGTGGCAGACAAACATTCATTGACGATTATTCAGGGAACACAGCATCAGTCACAATTCTCAACAATAACGAAGCGGCACTTAGTGTTGATCTCGGCGACCAAATAAGGATCTACCCAACAGTCGGATCAAGCACCACAGGAGCGATGGTGTTTTGGGTTACATCGTTTTTGTATAACGACGAACCCGGCACGATGGGAAACTCAAGCGTCACTATTTTGGCTGAAGACTCAATAGCGCGTCTCGGTCGAAGGCGCGTCACCAATGTTGTGACATCCGCTGGAGCCTATGTAATTGATCAAGCAGCAACAATGATCCAAACATATGGCAACCCTGTAAACCAATGTTTTACACAACTTGGTGTCAGCACAGGATCATCACAAACTTGGAATGGATCGATCGCTGATTTTTTGCGTCAAGCAGTCAATACCGAGCAAGGATTCATCAACCAGTCACCAGTTACTTACAACATGTCCACAGCTGATGGTGGACGCATTTTTATCAACGGGCGAAGAAACGCAAGAACAAACGCGATCTGGGATTTTGGTCGCACACCAACATCAACGATCATCGGTTATCAGGACATTCAGCGAAACAAGTTTTTTGACATTTTCGCTAACGATGTAACAATTGACCCCGTTGGTCTTGCATCACAACAAACGACAAACGCTGCATCGGTTGCCGCATACGGAAACTATTCGGTATCACAAACCTCATCAGATCAAACCACAACACAAGCTGCAGGACTATCACAATACTTGTCTAATGTGCTTTCGGATCTAAGTTTGCTGAACATTGTGATTTCCTTTAGTAACAAAATCCAAGACAACAGCGATTTCCGTTATGAACAATTTGCAACAAATATCCACATCATGTCTAGTTACATTTCAACGCTGTATTATCGTCAGCCGGGTGACACCGTTGATCGCAGTATTCGAGTAACGATGACAGGTTTCTCTGTTAGCGCTACACCATCGGAAACGATCTGGACATGCTATTTTGCGCCGATGTCGGTTTACGAGTTTTTTGTGTTGAACTCAACCACGCAGGGCCTTCTTGATGCTTCAAGGCTTGGCTGGTGATGCTCGCATGATTCTCGTAAAAGGTCTAAGGTAGAGAACACTTATGGCTAACCCGTTTCCTTTTACCTCTGGTCAGGTGCTTACAGCTGCACAAATGAACGGCATCGGCGAAGCATTAACAAGTTTCACGCCTGTATGGACTGCAACAACCACAAACCCAGTATTAGGCAACGGGACACTTACAGGCCAATACACGCAAGTAAACAAATTGGTTTATGCAAGATATGCTTTGATTCCCGGTTCTACCACTACTTTTGGAAATGGCGACTACCGTTTTTCTTTTCCTGTGGCAGCAAAATCAATATCCAACTTTGGGCCTATTTTAAGTTCTGCCACATTTTTTGATTCCAATGTTTCGCAAATGTACAATATGGTTGCAACATCAGTTTCAGGTGATACCACAGTATTCCGAATATTGGCTTTTCTTAACTCAACACAAGATTTAAGGATTTTAGGTCCTACCGCGCCAGTTACCGTTGCAGTAAACGACCAAATATTTTTTAGTATTCTTTACGAGGCCGCATAATGAATTACCTTGACTTAGTTGCATCACATGAAAACGCAGACGAAGTACCTGACGAATACTTTTTTGACCGAATCCGTTTATGGCGTAACCGTGAACTTGCCCAATCTGATTGGACACAAGTAGCAGACAGCACAGCCGACAAGGCGGCGTGGGCAACCTACCGTCAAAAGTTGCGCGACCTGCCAGCAAGCAACACAGACCCAAAGAAAATCAAGTTTCCAAGCAGACCATCATGAGGTCTATTGAAGTCTCCGTAACAACATCACCAACGCTGATCGTCCCAGCATGGATTGGCTGGCGCGAAATCATGTTGCACAACATCGGAAACGGAATTGTTTACTTAGGCAATGCAACAGTCACAACCAGCACAGGATTTTATGTTGATAAAGAAGCTGGAGTAATGCGCATACAACTACCACCAAACGAAACCATTTACGGCATCACATCAACAGGGACAGAAACCATGTCGGTGATGTTGCCAAATCCTTCGTGAAATGGCGTTACCTCATCGGCTACGGCGCGCTGATCGCAGTCGTTGTGTGGGGATGTGCTGGATGCTCTGATCGTGAACGCAAAAATTGTGTGCGCGCAGGCAACCAGCCAGTAACGATCTCATCAGATCTACAAATTGGGACGGGTCGCTGTGCCTAAATATACAAACGATGAAATCAAAGCTCGACTAATCCTGATCGTTGGCTGCGGTCTGACACTCGCTTTCGTCGGTTCAATCTTCACACTTCTCTACGGTCTGCTCTTTGTGACACAGCCACTCGAGCAAGCACCGAACGACGCAGAAGCCTTCTCGGTCCTAAACCCCATGCTCATGACACTCTCTGGCGGTCTAATAGGATTACTTGCATCCAACGGACTCAAGAACAAATCAAAGGACGGACACGATGAAAGCTAAAGACAAAGCCATGCTCGCCAGCTACGCACGATCAGTAGTCGGAGCTCTTATCGCGGTCTATTCCACCGGCACAACAGATCCTCGCGACTTCGGCAAAGGTGCAATCGCAGCAATCATCCCCCCGTTGCTGCGCTGGGTAAACCCTAAAGACGGAGCATTTGGTCGTGGCGATAGCCAAAGCTAAGCCGGGGGTCCCGAACGCTCGGGACTACATCGGCAACGCGGACGGAGCATCACCAGCTCCACGCGCAGGCATGAACGAATGGATCAAGCAAGCGATCGCTGCATCTAACGGAGCGCTATGGAACAATGGCTCATGGGGTCAGCGTGACATGCGCGGAAAGCCCGGATCGCTTTCAGTTCACGCGACTGGCAGAGCTGTCGATCTTTCGTATCGCAAGAGTGAGAAGCATCCAAAAGGCT